CTTTCACCGGCAACAAAAACATTATTTTGTGGAGAAATTGAACCAAGACCTGAACCTGTGTATTGAATACCTTTAGAGCTTCTCTGTGACCAACCACCAGTTCTAGTCCATTGATATGGAGTGTTAGAGCTACCCATAATTCCACCATTTCTTATTAAAATAGCTGTGCTATCGATTGACTCAACCATAGTATCTTTGTTTAGTTCAATTCCATAAGATGGCACATCAACAAAAGTTCCTATCTTTTTTGATGCTAGGTTAATAGAAAATTGTGTTGGTTTTGTTGTGAAGCCACCACCTTGACCAAACAGAATAGAAGTATCTACATCAACCAAGCTTGAACCAATAAGCACACTATTAAAGTTGTTTGTGTTTGTATTTCCAATAGTGATACCCCCAACTAAATCGGTATTATCTCTACCAATTAAAGTTCCATATCCATCGTTATTATCTCCATAGATATAACCAGTTTTAGAGTTGTGACCATTATTATTAAAACCAATTACACCACCACCAATTTGACCTAATTGACCTATGTTGATATTTCCATTTCCTACAACTAAACTTTCTCCTAATTGATTAAGATTATTTATTCCGAGCTTCACTCCATTTGTAGGATCTACATCAACAAAAGTTATTCCATTTTTTTGAAAAACACCATCACCGGTTACATTTAAGCTTCCTTTTGCTTCTAGTGCTGTTAAATAAAAGCTTTGTCCTGATCCATCTAATAATGAGTTAACAGTGTAGCTCTCGTTAACATTTAAAAAGCTAAATGTTGTAACATCTCCAAGATCGATATATCCATCAACATATTCTTTATATAATAAAGATAAACTAGGGACATTATAATAATATTCAAATATGTAACCATCAGCTTCTGCAATAGGATCCCAATTAAAATCTACATCATAAGAAGTATCAGCAGCTAATTCAACAAGATTGCTTTCTATTTGATCGTAGAAATATTTAACGCCATTATTTATTTTGTAAGCTGTAATTCTACCTTTAAGCTCTGCCGGATAGTTAGCTATAACACTAAAACTTGAACCTGCATCATCAGCTGTTAAAACTAAATTAGAAACTGCACCTGACAATGTTTCTTGATCTCCCTCTGTATAGTGAACCTCTGCTTGAATTCCACCGGCATCAACACCATTTCCCAATCTAACTTCGTGGCGATCTGTTGTGAAAGCAATTTCTCCATCTTCCAAAACAATTCCATCAATAACTGATTGAGTGTTATGTCTAGGGATAAACACACCAACTAATTCACCGGCTTCATTTAATTTAACAACTTCTCTCCAAACAGAAGATCCTGTTGAATTATCTTCAATCTGAAATAGTCCACCATCAGTTTCATTTAACCAAAGCTCTCCATTTTCAAAGACACCATTTCCACCTGTATCTGAATCATCATCATCAGCTGTTGGATTGAAAGCAAATTTTTTCACTACTGAATCAAGACCCCTTTGAGTTGTAAAGTATTTATTTATTAAACCCTCATCAATATCATCTGTATCAAGTAAAACTGTTCCTGATTGTCCATTTACAGTTTGAACAGAATCAGTTGGAGTTGCTAGAACAGTCCAATCCCCAATCTCTGTTGGATCACTACCTGAAAGAATAAAGCTCTGACTTATATCAGTTCGAATTGCCATATCTCCTGTTTGTGCATCAAGAGCAAGCATAGCGACTTCACTTGCTACTACAAAAATTTCTGTTGTCGCTAGTGGTGGAAGTTGTGAAGATGGAAGTTTTGAGTTTGCATCAAGAGTAGCTATTCCATTTGCTTGACCTTTTTCAGAAGCCGGAATTTGCTCTACATTTAAAACATTTCCTAAACCAACTTGTGCTTTTGTAACAGAGTGTGGGTTAGTAGCATTTGCAATATGGTTAACAATATCTTCGGCTGTAACCGGGTTAGATCCTCCTAAATCTAAACTTGTATCTGTATTTTGTGCATGCTTCTTTGAAACTGCATCTGATAGATCGGCATTAGTTTGATTATATGTATCTAGTAAGCTCAAATTTGAGTGTGAGTGCCTTGCATTTGTGTTTGCGACTACATCTGCATTATCTGAAACCATAGCTTCAAAATCGCTAATTTGAGATGCTTCAATTACGATCTCCCCATTTAAGAAAGTTAGAAGTTGTGAAAGATGAACACGTCTTGATGATCCAAAGTCATTTTCGGATATATCTGAAATATCAACAACATGAATTTCGTCCTCCCCCGAAAGTGGTTCTGTGATATTTGCTATATCTGTTAATTTTTTCTTTGACATAATTATTTAAAGATTAAACTCAAACTCGTTATTATCTTGCAAAATGAATCGTGCTTCATCTTGAAACAAATAAAGCATGGCATTTATACATAGAATTGTATCATAAGGATTATCTTTTGACGAAAATTTAGAGTCCTGTCTAGTATAAGGGTTTGGCTTCTTTTCTTTTGGTGTAATACATGTTGTCATAATAATTTTCTTGATAGGGGGGTGGAATTTTGCCACCACCCTACAAAAACACTATTCTTCGAATTGACTATGCTTCGTTTTCAGAAACTTCAATCAATCTAGCTCTAATATCTTTTACTGTTGTAAGATCAGAAATATCAATTTCGTTTTCTTCGGCATAAGCTTTAAGATCATCTCCTTTGGCTTTTGCTAAATCAATTACTTTTTCATCTCCGTTCTCAACCTTTTCATCAGCATCAGGGGCAACTTCTGCTTTTGATCCGGCTTTAACAATTTTAACACCTGCGTATTGTAAACCAAATCGATTTACAAACTTTGTCGCAACTGTCGCTTTACTAGCATCTGACTGTTTTCGAACCCAACCAGTTATTCCATAAATTCCATTTTTCAGGGAAACAACTTTTGTGAATTCTCCAAGTGAGTTAGATAAAATCGTTTTCAACTTATAAGCTTGATTGCTCATATACTTATGAAGTTGCTGGTGTTAACGCAGTGATAACACCTTCGATTGTTCCAGTCCAAAATGCCCCGTTGTCGTTGGCTCGAACATAAGATGCTACACGTCTTCGTAGTTTCACTGAAAGAATATCTTTCGCGAAATCTGTTCCATCAGAATTTGTCATTTCAACTTCTACACCTCCCTTAACTCCGATGTGTAGTTTTCTGAAATCTCCCACTAGAAATTCTCCTGTTGGAATAGCTACGTTTTCAATAACTCTTGCTCCCTTAACAGTTGTGCCATCAGCACTTCTGAAAGGTGGAAGAATATATTGACCGTTTGCATCTTTTGTAAGATCAAGAGCATCAGCATCTTCTGGGTTCAATAGAACATAGTTCGCAATGAATTTTCCCTTTCCTGAAACTGCTACTTTTGTAAGAGCTACACGAATAACATCGTATAGGTTAGCATCTTCAACCCTCTTATCTCCAACTGCTGTGGCATCAAGCTCACTAGCAACTGTGAACACTCCTGAAAGATTATCACCAAGACCATTTCCGTTAAGAAGTTGATTATCAGTAACAATGTTCACATCTTCGTTTAACCAACCTTTGATGGCTGAAACTAGTTGTGGAGCATCTTTCAAAATCTCAACACTGTGCTTATTCATCACTGTGATTTTTTTCAAAGGTGCTTTGAATTCTTGGAATTCAAAATCTTTTTCACCGATATCACCAAGTTCTGCTGTAATAGCAGGTGCTCCTGTTTCTGTGATAACTTCCACGTATGAAAGATGATCGGCTGTGATTGTTGTTACATCAGCAATACTTTCAATGAAAATACTTCTAACAGGATCTCTTGTAATTTCACTCACACGATCTCCCTCAATAACATCACCTGTTAAATCTCCCTCTGATGTTGACTTTGCAATCATTTCAAGATCCTTTCTTGAATTAATTGAGAAAGTAAACTTATCTCTTTGACCATCTGAAAGTTCTTTCAAACCTTTTTCGATAGCTTCGACATCTACATCAGATTTTGTTTCAACAGTTTCAACTTCTTTTGTATGTTTCTTTGCTGATTTAGCAAATGAAGCAAACATACTTTCAACTGCTTCGATAGCATCAGAACCCATTTTTTCAACAGATTTTTTTGCATCTCTTGTAACTTGTGCTGTTGCTTCTTTCAGCATTTTTTCTACTTCTTCAACTCCCTCATCTTCAACTTCAACCTCTGTGGCTTCTGTATCAGTTTCAGGCACTTCTTCAAAGTTACCTTCCTCATCTTTAAGTAAGATACCTTTTTCATCACAATACAATTTTGTATCTGCGACAATTCTAAATTTTTTCTTCATAATTAGATATAAAGTTAATTAATAATTTCTAGTGCCCAGTTTCAGGGGTATAGAGTCGAAACTCGTTTTATCACTACCTTTTAATTAATTACTTTATTTTATTTTCAAACGTCTAATTGCTTTATTCAAATCAGCTCTCGCTTTTAGATGTTGATTTACTCTTTCATTTTTGCAGACATTGATATATTTGTCAATGTTGTTTTTCACATTAGTTAAATTATCCATGTTTTGTTTTTCAAGGATCTTTTGTTTTTCTTCATCAATATCAATTTCTTCATTCTTTAAAGTAGCTTGCCTGTTAGAACCAACTCCAACAAATGAACATTCAAGAAGTTCACAATCATATAATATAAAAGCATCTTTTTCTTCATCGTAATCAACTCTATGTGGTATGAAACCAACTGATACAGAACCCATGTTACCGGCTACCAAGTGATCCCAAGCTTTCTTTGCGTTCTCATCAATATCAACTGAAAATTCAGCTTCACCAACTAACATCTTTTCTCCTGCATTATCAGTGTCATCTTCAAACCAAATTTTATTCCATTTACCAATAGGAAAATCATTAGATCGGTGCTGTAAGAAAAACATAGGGTTTTCTTCAAACCACTTTGTATTCCAACTTCCTTGATCTACTATATCGCCATGACGATCAATAGATGAAGTTGACATTACAAAGATAGCAGTATGGTTATCTTTATTTATAGAAATAGCTTTGCGAGATATTTGGACTTCAAATTTTTCTCCTGACATTTCAGCAGCTTTTTGTCTTTTTTCTTCCAATAGTTTTTTGGCAAGTTTTTTCATAGTTTAATTATAATTGAATTATACTGCTGGGGCAAGAGCACATCGGCAGTTGATTGATAAATGTCCGGGATATTCTTCTCCATTCGGAAAGACCCCGTTAGTTGCTACTATCACCCCATCGTTTCCTGCATGTTCATCTCTGACCTTTCCATCTCGCGCCGACAACCATTCTTTGCCGGTAACCACTTCACTTTGATTGTAAGCTTCTTGTGTTGCTTGTGAAACTAATCTACCAGTTTCTGTTCTTGCAATCGTTCTAGCTCTGCTCACACTCATGTTTTCAAAGTAGCCACGCATATCACGACCGATCTCATCAACACCTTTACCATCTTTCAAACCATCAACAATAATCTTTTGAAGTTGTTTGTAATCTGTATCAAGCATTGAAGTGATAAAGAATTCAGCTCTTAATTCAAGAGCAGCTAACATTTCATCAACTGTATAAAATTGCTCTGATGCTTTATTCTTTTCTTCGAAACCAGTTGCTACCGAGTCCATAGTTTCTTGACCTGTTTTCTCAAAAAGATTTTTCATCAAAGGCACAAAGATTTTTTTACATTCAATAATCTCATCTTTTGTTTCAAAAATATTTGTTTCATTAATTCCAAATTCTTCCATTCTTTTTTGAATTCGTTTAACTAGACCTGAATTATAAACATCAATAGTTTCTGCAAAAGATTTTGCTTTATTATCTATCTTGTTATTGAAAGCTTTTATATATCTTTCTTTCATTTCTGTTGTGTGGAAAACTGATGATCTACCTCTTTTTAAATCATTCAATCTATTCTTCTCTGTAATTAGAGCTGTAACCTTTTCAACTGCATGAAGCTTTTTATATAATCGTGTTCGACTATTAATAAATGTTTTTGCTTTTCGTGCTAAACGTTTCTTCTTCATAGATAACTGGAAAGGAGAGAAAGGAGCATCTAGGTTATCCCCATCTTCAACTTCGGGATAGTTCATTAATGCTCTCGCTTCGTTAGTTGTGATAATACCGGCTTTCTTTAATTCAGTTGTTTCTTTCAAAACTAATTCACGATCTTCATTTACTTGCGACTCGTATGTAAAGAAAATTTCAGGATCTAAATCATAAAGGAATTTATTATTTATTACATCAAGGAAAGTATCTAGCACTGGCTCAACTGCTTCTTTCATATAATTAGATCGAGCTGTTTTTGAGTTAGCTAGGTTCACATCATCAGATGTAACCATAGCTTTTGGTATATGTAGAGCTGAAAGAATATCATCACGCAAGAAGTTTTGTGAAGCAATAAAGTCCATCTCTTTTGGAGAAACATTTAACAACTTCATATCTCTCACATTCTTTCCAAAGAAACCAACTTCTGATTTATTCTTTGTATAAGTTTTGTGCCATCTAGTTCTAGCTGTTTCTGCTTCTTCATCTGTGATATCACTCTCTGCGAATACTGCTACATCAGGGCGACCTGAATATTTGAAAGTATTTGCTTGATGCTCTGATGCTTCTTTCTCTGTAATAATTCTCATTGTAGCCGGGCGAATAACACCAACACCCCTCAATGTATTTGTAGGATCTATATTTTTAATATGTAAAACATCTTCGGGCCTTATCTTTAAAACGTCTCCATTCCCTTGCCTAAATTCATAAGCCACAACTTCTCTCCCATCTCTTGATAAAACTATATCTGTATAATCAGGGCGTAAGTTTGCAATAGCTGTTGGAATTGAGTTTTTGTTTTCCCCTCTTTCAAAATACCAAAATGTTTCTCCTGCTAGTAGGTAGTAAGCAACTGCGATTTTCCAAAACTCTTTCTCTGTTTGTTTATAGTTCGGTCGATGAAATAGATCAAGGATAGGATCATCATTAATTTCTTCAACTTCTCCATCTTTATTTTTAATTTTATATAATTCTAGTGGAATTCCTGACACTGACTCTCTAACCATAGATACACCAATAAACAAATACAAACTATCTTTGTAAGTTTTTAGATTAAGTGAATCAAAAATATTTTCCATTCCATCAGAAAAACCTGATGACGAAATAAATTGAACAGATTTATTTCTAACTTTATTAAATAGCTTTGCAATGAAATTCATATAAATATATTATACATTAAAAATTGATAATTACGCAAACAATACTCCACCACTCTTAACCATTCCAAGAATAACATAGGCACAAGCATCAGCAATATCGTCATGATCTTCAATTCCGAAACCTATTAAGTTTTGTATCACATCTTCGGCACCTGTTTTTGGAAATAGAACACGACCTGATTTAATATAGAAACAAGCTGATGATATTCTGGCTTTCTTATCTCCAACTGCTGACATAGGTTCAACCCTCAAACCATTCTTTCTCATTATTTCAAGAGCAGCTTCTTGATAGTTTACCTTTTCAGGATAGAAAGTAGTTCCTGATGGCATAATTCCATTGACCTCTACTGCTTTCTTTATAGTTTCTTCGAAGCCCATTCTTTCACAAACATTATTTTTCATGATTAATAATCTTCTTTCTCCATCATCATTATTTACATCTTTCGCTTTAACCATAGATGTATAATCGGCTGTGGTTTTCTTTGAGATAGCAAAATCGACACCAACACCGGCTTTGATTGCTTTCCTTTGTAGCCATTCATCAGGATAGTATTGAATATCATCTAAATTCAAAATCATATCTTCTTCATCAACTGACTTCAAAAGATACTCTCTCGCCCAAATAACATGACCAAGCCCCTCACCGGCAAGCAAAACTTTTTGTTTCTCTTTCTCGATAGCTTCCATGTTTGGATATAACCCGGACCATGTAATCTCTCCATCTTCATCGAATAGAGCAAACCATAATGTTTTAACGATCTCACCCTTTGATAAGAAAGCTAACAAACAATCTCTATGAACCAAGTTACCAATCAAAACAACTTTCACATTATCAGATTGAACACCTTGTTTTGTAGCCGGTAAAACTTCGGTAAAAAACCACTGTCTTGTTTTCTTTCTCTTTTCAACAGAATCAGCATCAACAACATCTTCGAGATCATCTCCGATAATTAAATCAATTCTAGCTTTCTTGAATTTAGCACCACGAATTTTAGAACCCTTTGACTCTGCAATAATTGTGCAATTTCCGATTGTAAGCTGACCATCTGACCACTTATCACGAAAGCCATGAGATTTACTATCCTCTAATTCAATACCAAAATCTTTTCTTAACAATTCGTTTTCTTCAATCTCGTTTCTGATGTTAGCTAAACTCATCTTTGAATCGTCCATAGTGTTTCCAAGATAAACAATAAAGTTATGCTTTCCATTTATCATTGACCAAATTGCATAAGCTTCAATGATCGTAGATTTAGCAGAACCACGAAAACCAATAATAGCTAGATACTTATTTAGATCATCAACTGAATCTAAACTATCAATCATATCTTTATGAAATTCAGCAGGAGATAATTCGAACATGTGAATTAGATAAAACTGAATAAAATGAAAAAAACTTGTCTTAACAAATTCCACTCTCAAAGTTGTATCTTTTAAAACTTCTTCTATCTGATTTTTATTTAGCTTTTCTATTGCCATCTTTATTATCTTGATTAAACCAACCTTTTTGCCAAGTGAAGATTTTATCTCTGGCAATCTTTACATCTTGCTCGATTTTAATAGGATCTCCATTAATTCCTGAAAATTCCATAGTTTGTTTTGCTTTCCCATGTCTACGATCTAGGAAACTATCAATAGCTTTCAAATCTCCACCACGAGCTTTCTTAATAAACTGTGCAAAAATATCTCCCTCTATATCAACATCAGCAAGAGTTATGTGTCTAGCTTTCTGTTTGTATTTAGCATTATGCTGTTCAACATAAGCTTGTGCCAATATCTCCATAGCCATATCAACACGAGTATCGAAGTTAAGCTTTCCCTTGGACGTCCCGGACCTCCCGGAGTTAAGTTTTTATTCTGTATTCTTTCTGGCTTTTCTTCTGGTGTTTTAATAGCTTTTATAGTTTTAGTAGCTTTTATCGATTTTTTATCGATTTTATTTTTTTTTGTTACTTTCTTCGTCATAGCTACATATTACTACAAAATAGATTGAAAGCATAGCTATACTTTACTTCTCATAAATAGATTTAGATTGAAACGTCTTTTTCATATACTTTCTAAATAAACCAAACATTACAATTCTATCTGTTGTTGACATTACATCAGAGCTTTTAAATATTTCTTTCAACTGTATGTTGTTAGTAGCTTTTATATCATGGCGATAAGTTCCACCAACTTTATTCAAATTTCCATAAGCAGCTCTTAATAAGATAATCAATTCTTTCTTCTCTATCTCTGTAATAAGCTTCTTCAATTTCGCTTTGTTATAAACAAATGGATAGTGTAGAGAATAATCAAGAGCTTCTTGGTTTTTTAAGTAGCTTATAGTGTCTTTTAGGGCATCGAAGTAGTAGCCGGACTTTGTGGGGTGTTTCTTTAAACTATCTATAAGCTTCCCTTTATAAAGATATTCAATGCGATCTAGTTTCTTCAAAATGAAAAAGTCATCATTCATCAGTATAAAATCTTTCGAGATCCTTTTATCATTACAAGCTATTAAGAGCTTATGGAAAGCATTGCGAGTTTTTATCTCATAGGGATCATCAGCCGGGATATGTATAATCTTATCTGAAAACCATTTACACTTCTCTCCAACCACGAAAACTTTGTTTATATTTAGGTTCTTTTCAACCGATCTTAAAGAGTAGCGAATTTCGTTATTTCCCCAAGTTGAACCTGTGCCTAATATATAAACTAGATCAGTCATGATTTTAAATTATAAATTCTATTAAAAACCAACCTAACACCATCAGATAAAGAGCTAGGAGAGTTCCTAACAGTAACAAAGCTATTTTGATTAATATTTCTTTTATCATATTATCGCATTATCGCATTATCGCATTATAACAAGCATACTTGGAAAAGGTGCCGAGCTCATCTCTTTTCCATTTTGCAAAAATTTTAATCTACCTTTTAAAAATCTTATTTCCACATTCTTTTTTTTATAAATATACTCGTGAAAATATATTGTATCTGTTCTTGATGGTATAAGCATAACAATCGTTGTTTTTTCTTTTTTACTTTCTTCACTACACTTTTTAACCCAATCTGAAATTGCTCTACCATAAGGAGGGTTACAAAAAACGGTCGCCCCCCCCCAATCCTTTAA